ACAATTAGCAGGTATCTTCCCAAAGATTAACGGAACATATGACTACCTTCTTAATATCAAGACTGTTCAATACACGGAAGAATGTGTTCAAGAATTACTCAAGGAATCAAAGCAGGCTAGGGAAGAACTTGAAGTTATGAAAAATACATCACACATTGACATGTGGAAAACGGATATTAAAAATATGTAAGCAATAGTAGGTATGGGTGAAGCTGCGAAAATTTCGCTCAAAGCCATTGGGAAACAAGACACATATTTGCTTTCCGATGATCCAGAAGAATCATTCTTTAATTATGCTACTAATAAAAAACATTCCGAATTTAGAAAATATCATAGAAGCCGAAATGTTGTAAAGCCGGGTAACGCTACACCAAATTGGCCTTTTAATCAAACACTAAAAGTTGAATATAATCCAAGAAACATGGGCGATCTATTAAGCAATATGTATTTGAGTATAACCATGCCAGCCATAACAGATGGAAATTATGCAGATCAAATTGGCAGACATATTCTTAAAAGTGTGACAATGTATGTTGACGATATAGAAGTAGAAAAATTGTACGATGATTGGGGAATTATATATGATGAACTTTATTTAGAAATTTCTGAAAAAGTAGCAAATAGATTTCTTTTAAACAGAAATCTGGGATTTGATGATTCAGCTACAAATGCAAGTGTGGCGCGTTATGCGTCAGATATCGTGATTCCACTCCACTTTTTCTTTTCTAGAAAGTTTGCAAGTGATGAATATTCTTCAAATAGTCCCAATAGACCGTATTTTCCAGTATGTTCTATATACCGTCAGAAAATAGAATTTGAATTTGAATTCCATCAACAGACATTTTTTACGGATACAACAGATACAGTAACTTTAACATCATTTGATATTATAACAGAAGAAATAACTGTAAGTCCGGAAGAGAGAAATTTCATGTCTTCACAAAGACAAACATTGATAACAGATTTGGTACGAAAACACCCGGTGATTGTGAGTGATCTTAACCGTGATGTAATTAAAAATAACTTGGTTCCAGATATTCCAGTTAAATGTATTCATTGGTTTTTGAGAAATACTATATTTGAAAATGAAAGTAATGCAATTGGCGATCCAGTACCAGCTACAGATGGAGAAAGACTTTATCAAAACAGATTTAACTTTTCTTCAGCACTAGATTTTGCAGGTGAAAATACATTCTTCTACCCATTGATGACTGAAGCAAGTTTCTTTATAAATGGTAACAAACTTCCAAATGTTACAAAGACGGATCATAGTTATTTCAAATACTTAATTCCATTTCAAAAAAGATTGTCTAGGCCTATTAGAAATATTTACACTTATAGTTTCTCGTTAAATCCGGTTAATGTGGAACCATCGGGAAACTTGGATTTTAGTCAAATACAATCTGAAAAAACTAATATTGAAATTAAATTGGATACGTCCATAATTGATATTACTACGGAGACATATGCATTACATATGTATTATACAGGATATCAAACGTTTGTATTTGAAAACGGATTCATGTCTATTACTTACTAAAAAGTTTATCCTTATTAGTTTTTATATAGTCAATAATGTTATTTTTGATACACCATTTGATGAAATTTAACTGTGCAAGTGTTGTCTGGATTTCATCAGATGTCCCCGGTATAACATATGCAAACTTTTGTGATCTACAAAATGGGTCAAACAATTGTTTACTATAGCCATTAAGACTAGACTTATAAGCACAATGGACTGTGAATAATTTACCGTCACCCGTTTGATACGAAGTGTGATTCTTCTTTGCGTAGTTTGTGATAAACCATTCCAAGTTTCGGAGAGAAATACCACTCGATTTGTCCAATATATTTAGTAGTGTAGATCTATTCTTCTCATTGTCGTAAAAATTGTTGATAGAATTTAGTAGAATATCGTTTTTGCTCATTACTATATTAGACACCCAAATCTATAAGCCCGTTTGAAGATTCACAACCTGGACAACCCCTGACAAACATCTGCTCAGGACCGTGGTTATGAAGACTCGAGTTTGACATTGTTCTTTGACATAATCTTTCACCTTGTGCTTTATGATGACGACAATATCCATTTGCAGCCGCCTTAAAACCACATCTTTGACCATTATTTTTTGTACCTTTACAAGTTGTAATTGTATAAGATTCTGGGATATCTTTTAAAAGATGTTCCAATGGTATAGCATGTTTTTTTGAAATCTTTTCCGCGTATTCATTTACTACAACGTTTATACGCTCTTCTATCTCTTCATCCATCAGTTTTATAACTTTTTCATAGAGACTCATTCTTAGTAATACCTTGCTCGTAGTTTTTAAATAAGTCTTCAACTGATTCTTCCTTTTTCATTCTAGCCTCCTTAAGGCGACTTCTAAGGACAGCCAATGTCCCAGTTTCTTCCAATCCAAGACGTTTGCATTCGGCAATAAGATCATCCTTTTTCATAGAACTCAAAGCCGGTTCTCGCTTTGGTTTTGGTGGTTTGTGTTGATTAATGATTTCACCAAATATTTCTTCCTTGACATTCTCATACAATGGATCTAAGAGATCGCAAACGGGATTCAAGAATTTATTAAGGAAATAATAGTGATAATCTACAGGAATGCCATGCTCCTCTACATATTTTGGATCTTCGGCCTTTTCGTACGCTTTGGCTTTGGAATCTTGAGTTTTTGTGAGAAGATAGGGAACTCTATCACCAGATTGCGGCTCAGACCCAGGCTTTCTTTGACGCATCTTCGTAACAACTTGCACATGCGATTGATTAATATTGACACTTTCCGAACTCGTAACAGACACATTTTTACCAGCAACCTTGTACGTGTCCGACAGGGATTGGCTCAAAATCAATTTGTCATTAGGGATATCACCAGACAAAAGTTCAATCGCTCGTTCCTTAGCAAGTTCTTTGGGAGGTCCGGGGTCACTTGATGTCAAAACTACATCCAATAGCTCCTTACAAACTTCACGGACGTGTGGTGTATTGTCTCTTCGGACGAGCTGAAGACCCTTTACATCTATGTAATCCATATGCATATTCCCATCTTTACCCTTTGTCCAAAGTTTGGCAGCATAACGCTTCTTACTGTAAAGGAAATAAGGCCAATAAACTTTTTCGAGCTCCAAGTTATTTGGCTTCTTGAAGAGGGCGCTACATTCTTCAGCGGCTCGCTCACCCACTTCCCAACTGTAGGCGATGGCCTCTTCACCCTTGCGATCACCTACATCAAACTCAACCATGACTGAATCAGTGTCTCCATACCTTACCTTTGAACCGGGGAAGTTCTTTTCAACATAATCTTTTGTTTCCTCAATCATTGCACGACCTTTAGAAGTTGTAGTGGAAGCAATAGGAACACAGGGAAGAATACCCTTACCAGCACCAGTAAAACCATATACCGAGTTCATTGAGATCTTATAGGCAAGCTGCTTACCATTGTAGACTTCCTTCATAAAACCAGTAGCTGCCGCCATATCCTTTTTGGCTTGCTTACGGAACTGCTTCAGTTCAAGAAGAATTGCTGGTAAAAGACTTGGGACATCTTGAGCAAACTTGTAAGTACGATCAGCAATCTTGAATGTTTCGTAGGTAATTCCTGGTACATTTCCATAGCGCTTTTCATCCATAACATATGAAGAGTAACACAAGTTGTGTGCCATCATGATACTGGGATACAGAGACTCAAAATCAAGAGCTGTAATTGGTGTATAGTACGCACCCTTTTGAGCCTCAAGAACTGTAGCACCTTCATATGGTTCTTCGGGGATAGCACCATAGCGAATGGTTGGAACCATGAAGCCCAATTCCCTCGCCTTCTTTGTCAGCTGCGAGAATACCTTGATCTGCTGACCACGCTCAACAAGGAATGGAACTGGTACCCAAGTCGCCTTTGCCATCTCTACCAAGTTTAGCAATGTACAAAGCTTCTTCATAAGTCTATGGGGAAGTAGTGTATCCTTAATACAATACTCGGCAACTTCTCTCAACTTGACTGGATCCTCTTCCTCGTATCTGAAAAACATTTCCTTTGGTGTCATATCAATTTTCTGATCCCCAAGGTACAGCTTTGATACATTATCCAATTTGTAGCTATCAAGTTTGTAACCCTTCTTGATTTCATGGAACAAATCAAAAATGAAACGACCAGACATTGGTAGAAGTTTCAGAAGATTATCTCCAAGGGCGCTTGAAGAAAGCTTCTTAATTGTGAGTTCAGACTCAGTATCCTTGAGTTTTCCCAAGTTGAAAAAGTCGTAGTGACATCTATTAATCTGTGCTCGTTTGTAAATGTATTCCATATCAAATCCAAAAATGTTCCATCCAGTGATGATATCCACATCCTTCTCATGAAGATACTTTTGGAAAGCTTCCAACATTTCCTTTTCAGTTGGGTAGCTCAAAATGTTACACCCCTCCAAG